TCTTGGCGGGGGCGGCTATAGGCGCTGCATTGACAAGCTTCTTCGCCGTCGCCTGACCGTTGCGCCACTTCATGGCGTCGTAAGCGATCCCGGCTTCAAGAGCCGTCAGATGCGGAATACGTTCTGCGGGCAAACCAAGCTCCATGAGGAACTTGCCAAGTGCCTGCTTTCGTTCGCCGCCAAGCTTCGGGTCGGTTAGCTCAGGCGCGTATTGACCTAGCTTCGCCTCTTCCTGGGCAACAAACTCTTGGAATTTTGTCTTCTCCGCTTCTGCCTTGACAGCCTGAAGCTGTTGGATGCGGGAAGACTGGTCGTTAAGCCATGCGAGTTCGGAATCGTGCTGGTTCTTCAGCTTTAGGGCCTGATCGGCGCCGTACTGATCGACAACAGCATTCCAGTCCACATTCGCCCATTTCTGGGTATATGCGTCACGTTGGTATTTCAGGGCATCGAGAGCGACCGGGATTTGCTTATCCAGCCCAGCGGTAAGCTGCTGTAGCCTGGATGCTTCGGCGTCGAATGCCTTCTTCTTCTCGGCACTTTCCTGCATTGCGCGGGCGGTTGCCGAGTTACGTTCATCCTCCTTTCGGACGATGATCTCTTGCACATCGGGCGGAAGGGCTTTGAAGCGTTCCTTCGCGTCCGCGTCCCAGAACTTTGGCGGCTCAATCGCGGGCTGGTTAGCCTCTTCGGCTTCAGTTTCCGTGGTCTCTGCCGTCGTTTCACCATCGGTTTGCGTTTCCGCTCCGGTGGTATTCTCAGCCGTGGGTTCGGCTGGTGAATTCGGTTCCTCTTTGGACGGCGCTGCCTCAGCGGGCGCTTCCGGTTCTTTCTTGGGGAGGTCCAGGACCGCTACGGCCTGGTCAATAGATAACGGGCCAGTGCTTTCGCCTGGTTGAGACATGCTTACCTCTGGTGGATGCGATCCCGTCCGCTAGGAGCGGTTGCCGGTTGTCGCGGGTGAATGGCCATAAGGGTCAACACCCCATAAGCCAGATTTGACGACGTAATCTCGGGCCGCTTCTAAGGCCCTTAGTGTAATTTGACGCTCAAACTCTTGCGGCGTGTAGCCGATGCACGGTATCCGCTTACGGACATCGCCAAGCCTTAAATCGCCCTGAAGCGTAAGCGTGATGTACGCTGTTGCTTCGTTTCTCATTGGGCAGCTTTTGCGTTAAGGCTCTCGATGTATTTCTCGATATCCACGGAGCCTTGTCCGCAGAATGAGAGCAGTTCGGCTTGCACGGTGTCCAAAATATGTACCAAGCGGTAAAGTTCTTCCCGCTTCTGGGACTCACTTGGTAGGGTCGCTAAAAGCTTCTTAACGGCATTCTCACGCACCTTGTCGAACGCTGCGCTTGTCTGCGGGTATTCGCGGCGGGCGGCTTGCTCGCGAGCTTTGAGGTCGTCGGTCATCCTATGAAATGACCAATCAGCAGACCTAATGCCAGCACCATTCCACTGCCAAGCCACATGACGGTGACGAGGCCCGGCATGAAATCATATGACCCCTGCTGGGGTGGCACTAAGAATACGCTGGAGAGAAACCCTCCAACTAGGGCAGCAATTGGAAAACACCACCATGCGATTGATACGTTGATATGCAATGACGCCTCCCTCAAGGCTGGTTAAACCTGATTACCCCCGATACCCACCTGTGCAACCTTGTGCTTCACGTGGCCGTCAATCGCCGCTGTGGCTATCTCCGTCGCATTGCTCTGGTCGATCTCGTATTTCTTCAGCTGAGCCTCTACAGCGGTCTGCTGCTGCTTCAGAATGGCTTGCGTCTGGTTGGCGTTCTGCTTGACCTGAGCGTCAATCCCGGCCTTCTGCATGGCTGTCTGAGCCTGGATCTGGGCTTTGACGATGTTCGGGTCAGGCTTGGCCTGTACCGGCGGTGCATTCTGGGGATCGGTGAAGTAGCGTTCCGGCTGCTTACGGCCCAATGCCTTGGCGAGGTCAATCGCGGCGTTATAGGCGTTGTCCAGGGTGACAATCGGGCCGACAGCCCCGCCCTGCTGAAGCACAATGGCGTTCATGGCACTTGCCAGGGTATTGAGCGCGGCCAAATCAGCCTCACGGCCAGCAGCGCCCAGGCCCACCTCGATGGTCATTGCGTTGCGCTCGCCCCATGTCGTGGGGTCGATAGGGACCCATTTGCCATTCAGGCGGACGATAGACGAGGCCTCGGCGTTCTCCCGAATCAGGGAATGTAGGCCCAGATAAAGCTCTTTGATGCACGTCTCAGCCAGAACACGAGCAATCATGCGAACACGGCGCTGCGCCGCTTGCATGAGTGCCATTGCGCCCTTGGCCGTGTCGTGGAGCGTGTCGGGGTTAAGGCCCTGGGCGTTCCTGACCACACCTGACCGCATTTCGCCCACGGTGCTGAAGTATTCCAGGGCCGCATAAGCATCGAAGCCAAGACCGCCAGCCGTCAGAGGCCGCACCGCCTGCCCAGTCTTGGACCGAACCGGAACAGCGGGCTCATTCCTGAGAAGGTCGCTAATCGTATAATCATTGGCCTGGTCCATCGCCACTTCGTAACGCTGGTTAAGCGCGAAATAGCTGGAATCCAGAAGCGAGCGGGTCAGGACCGTCTTAATCTGCTGCGTGCTGACAAGCTGGTCAGCCAGTGACAGGCCATAGAAGCGGTGGGCTACGAGATATGGCGAGCCAGCAGCGAACGGGATGCGCTGTTCCTTGCGGATTTCAATAAGCTTATCCGCCGTGGCGTTCGTCACCACGCGCCAGATGTCGAAGTCTTCCCCTTCCCGGTCCTTCAGCCGGATATAATGCTTGCGGATTTCCACCTGCCGGAGCATGTCCGTGGTGGTGTCTGTCGTCTGGCTCTGAAGATGCTCGCCGGCCGTGTCGCGAGCCAGTTGAATCTGCTGGTCCTGGACGGGAGCGTAGGGCTCCAGCTTGAGGACGATATCCTCATCAAAGCCCTCTGCGATCAGGTCTTGGACGCGAGGCCTTGAGCGCACCACGCAATAGGTAGCGTCTGCAATGCGGATCGTGTCGGGGCTGACGCTGAAATCATCAGGCGGCACGGCCCAATATTCGGCCCGCGAACAATCAGACCGAACAGTAAAGCTGTAGGTCTGCTGGGCGCTGGGGTAATCATGATCCGGCGGGTCAGCCTTGACATTGACCACTTGCCCAGATTGGTGAGCCAGCATCAATTCTTGGAGGGATTTCCCGCTGAAATCCTCGTCCTGATAGTCCTTCTTCCACCCGAATTCGAACAGGCATGTCTTGAGGAGAAGGCCGTCCTTGAAGCCCGTCATCAGATTCAGGAAGCCAGGGTTTTCCTGGAATATGACGTGGTTCAGATAATCCGTTTCCTGCCGAGCCGCATCCTCATCACCAGGCTTGACCGGCTCAAACACAGCCACATCACCGCCGGCCGTGAAGATTTCCATGATATCGGGCAGGATCGTCTCAACCGCGTCCGCGATGTCCGACGAAACAGCCCGCGACCGATTGGGCAAAGACGGGATATCCGCCTTCATGTCGCCCTTGTAGTAATCCAGGGCGCGGAGGCGGTCTGCCCTTAATGCCTGGTCGTTCTCAAACCCCACCGAACGCTGCATCTCAACGCGGACCATCTGCAGCATGGTCTTGTCGTCATAGGGCGGGCGGTCCTGAGCCTCTTCCTTGGCTTGTGAAGCATCCGCCTTGACATCGATGTTCTCAGGTCCGGCGTAGCTCATTAACCTCACACAGCCCCGAATGAGGGGATTTCGAGTTTCTTGTTCTGCTTTAACGGCCTATGAGACAGGGCCAGATATCGGAACGCATCGGCAGCGTGGCTTGAGAAGTCGTGCAATGGCCGCTCACGCCATGTCTGGCGCTTGCCATCCCATTCCCGCCTGTATTGCTTCAGGGCCTCAATGCCGCGTCCGCAGCGATCAGCATCAAACCAGCAACGAGACAGCATAAGACGTACTGCGTTGATACCGTCAGCCACTTCCTGCTGCGGTATGACGTCAATATCCCGAAGGCCAAGTTTCTCAAGCGTCTCGCGGCGCGAGGTGCCATTGTTTAACTCTCGCACCTCAACGTCATGGGGCAGCATGTGCCGACCATAACGGTAATTTTTGGCCTCAAGGCGCTTGACGATCTGCGGCAGACCTTCACCGCTCACTTCCATATAATCGATCAGCCGTCGCTCTTTGCCCACGTCTTGGACGAACCAGATTGCGGTTGCGTCATCGATGCCCAAATCCCACGCCGTATCGACCTTGACGGTAGGTTCTATCGGAACCCGGCAAATACGCTTGTCATTCTCCGCCGCGGTCATTTCCGAAGCGTAGTAGGCGCCCTGAATAGCCGCGTCGAACGAGCACTCGTACTCTCGTAGGAAAGCGGCCTCGTCCATAGAATTGCGGGCGTCTGCCAGCTCTTGGGGTGACAAGATCTTCGTTTCTGACGATCTCAATTCCCACAAAGCCCATCCTTCATCGCCGGCCTTGGCCCGGTTGCGAAGGTCATAGAAAGTGTTCTTTCCCCGTGGCGTTCCTGCAAATGCGGCCCAGCCGGCGCGGTCCGAAAGCTGCGGACGAATGACCTCAGTCCATGCCCGAGGGTCCATATCCCCGAACTCATCAAGAATAACACCGTCAAAATACATGCCGCGAAGAGCATCGTAGTTGTCAGCGCCAAATAGGCGAACACGACCGCCGTTAGGTAAATCCGCTCGAAGTTCAGCCTCATTGAACTTCACCCCCGGTATAGGTGCGCAGTAATGACGGACGTAATCCCAAGCGACGGCCTTAGCCTGGCCCAAAAGCGGGGCGACGTACCCAAATCTAGGATTGGGTAACTGGCACGTCAGAGCGCCGCGTATCGCCTCGTTGATGAAGGCAACGGTCTTGCCCGCCCTTCGGTGAGCGACAGCAACACGCCAGCGATGCTTAGATTGGTGAAAGCCTAGCCATATGCCCCGTGGGTAATACGGGATCGTTACTTGCCGGACGGGTCCGATGTGCCACCAGCAGCATTAGCCGCCCAACTGACGACGATAGGGCCGCCTTCAGGCCCAGAATGCTCTACCTTGTCCCCATAACGCTTGGGGAAAACCTTGGAAGCAAACCACTTGCGGGTATCGACGCGGAGCCGTGAACGCTGCACGTGCTCGCCATTCAATACCCAGCCAGATTCAACCCCGGCGCCTTTCTCAGCCTCGCTACGCCGCTCCATCCAGTCATTGCGCCCATCGTCGGAAATCTCAAGGATTTCATCGACTAAGCAGTCTGCCTGGGCCTCTCTAGCGCGCGTGTATTGGCCGAAGAATGTCTCATCCTTGATAAGCCAATTCGTGACAGTCTGCCTATCTGGCATATCCTCATCACGGCAAATGGCCCGAAGGCTCTCTCCGTCAATGAGCCTGGCGCAAATCTTCTCGCCAATCTCAGGAGTGTAGCTGGACGGTCTCCCTAGCTTCTTGGCCTTTGACACGTGTTACTCACAGTGCGATCCGTTTCCGGTTGTCGCGGTAAATGGGTTTAGAGGTACCGGTGGTGGCCCGGCCTAACCTGGCTAGGATCATTGTTCGGATTGGCTGGCGCAGGCTTTGACGGAGCTGCAACGCCAACCACACGGTTAGCCACCATCTCCAGTTTCTTGGGGGCCTTGATCTTGGAGGGTGGAACTGGGCGCTTAGGAGGCAACATAGGTCGCGTCCGAGGTGTTATCGCTCAGAGGCAGGGAATAAACGACAGTCATGCGCGTACGGCCGGCATTGCCCGTGGTACCAACCGTGGTGATAACACCGGAGATCGTGCGCTCGGTCGCGGAATAGCGGGGGCTGACCTGGCTATTGGCGATATAGGCGCCGGCTTTACCACCAGCCTGGTCGAAGCTGATGGACTCTCCGGCCAATAGGTCAGTCGCCTTGAGATTGACGCCCGTGAAATAGCCAGAGGCATTGCCAGCATCGCCCACTGTCATCGTCGCGGAGGTTCCAGCGGTCCAAAGAGCCACGCCGTTCACGATGATGTCGTGCAGGCACGCGCCGGCCGGGAGAACGTGCGAGCCGGTATAAACACCAGCTGCGCCAGCTTCCGTGAAGACAATCTCACGGGTTTTCATGAACGGGCCAAGAGCCCCGATGAATTTAGACTCGGTTGCCAATGTCGTTCTCCTTATAGCGAATAGATCTTACTGTCCGCGCACTTAGTGGCCGTCGCATCATTGGCCGTGAATATTTTGCCGTGCTGCACTTCGCGCACGAGTTCCGCTATCTCGACCTCGGTATTGTCGAAGTCGCTTAGAAGCGTTGCGGTGTCACGCAGATGCGCAGGCCGATAAACAGCCCCGCGTGTTTGGTGCATTTTGGATTGTCCGAAGGTGGAAACGCCGCGTCAGGCGCAATTCAACACGCTACGGAATATGTCTCTACTATCCGGGCTACAATAGAAAGCTGTTTTAGACAGATGTTGCGATGTTTTAGATGCTGCGCACTTTGGCAGCAATTTCTTTGAAGGCGTTCGCGTCGCGTTTTAGACGCTGCTGATATCGCTTGTTGGCTTCGCGGTTGCAGAAATGACAGTTGCGCTGACCAGATCGGTGCGGGGCGCGCCCACATTTGCACATACGAATCTGAAGCACATTGTCAGGCTGCTTTTCTGACAACCGTTCCTCCGTTGATGAGATAGTCGATCATGTAGGCCAGCGTGCCTATGTCATCGTCGACCAAGCCAAGGGCGTTATTGCATTTGCCGCATAGCCAGCCTCGAAATTTACCCGTCTTGTGATCGTGATCGAAGTGAAAGCCGCGCCCGTCCGGTCGACGGCTACAAATTTCGCAGACTTCCGGCTTTGGTCGACCGGCTAGTTCAAGTCGACGGTATCGCGGCG